TGGCAACCGACACAAACTTCTCTCGTCAATTAATTGGGTGAAGTCTAATGAAACTCTATCCTTTGAAGAGTCGTGCCTAGCTCACTTGTTAGGAATACGCCTATGTCTCTGGCCTTGGTACTCTGATTTTGTGGATGTGGATGAGTTGATAGACGACTTTCTGTCACGTCTCCCACACAAGACCTCTATGATGTGCCAGTTGTTAAAGGCCAGATTGACTGAAGAACAAATTGCTTACGTTCATTTGAAATTGGAGTCAGGTTCTGTTTTTTCTCCCGATTCCGTGGTCTGCGCGCTAGAAGTACATGAGGTTGATCAGGTAACATTAAGCCTCATAAAACTTTCGCTCGAGACCATTAACAATTGAACGCAAACGCAATGCCGAAGAAACCCGCCCGCGGATGGAAGGGTACTATGACAAAGACGATTTTACAGACAGCGAAAGCTCAGGAGAAACAACGCCGCAAAAACGCCCAAGGACGGGTTCAGCCGGATGCCAAAACCTTGAAGAACTACGGCCGAGCGCCGGATGTGAACAAGGATCCCAAAATGTTGAGCTCGCGAGAGCTTGGTCAGGGATTTCGGCAAATGGCGCCCGCTGGCGGTGCGCTTGTGGGAGGGATGGGCGTAGCTCTGGGTGCTTCTGGTGGTGCGGGTCTGTCTTTCGGCCGATCGACGAACAAGTCATCGTCTGGGAGAAACCCGAACCCTGGATTTGCCCCAGGGTTTGGTCCTCCGAGTCAGCCTCGAGTGCCTTATCGCCCCCCCTCAGCCCCTAGTAGTGGTGGCTCTTCTGCGCCGACCTCAACCCCCGGAGTAGTCGTTGTCACCGCTCCCGTTGTCTATGGATCGCAAAAACATGGTACCAGCCCGAAGATGTGGGCAAAAGCTAACAAAGGCGATGTCGTCGTCACTGTTGAGCACACTGAATACCTCAAGGACATTGTTGGAGTTGGGAGTGCAGTCTTTCCTAGTTTGAATGGCACAGGATCTTTTCAGGTCTTTGCCAATCCTGCTCAAGATGCCTCCTTTCCTTGGTTGTCTACGCTTGCTGCAAACTTTGATGAGTACAAATTTGACTATCTCGAAGTGTCCTATGAACCCTCAGTTGGTACGGACACTGATGGCAAATTGCTCCTCACTTTTGATCCTGATGTCCTGGATGAATTTCCAAATTCGAAGCAGGAGATGCTCGAAGCTCGAGTTCAGCTGGACGCAGTTCCATGGCAGCATGCGAAACTTAATGTTCCAAAGGATTTACTCTCTGACTGGCGCTACTGCCGATCTGGAGATGTGCCTGAAGGAGCTGACCAACATGTCTATGACACAGGTGTGTTTAACTTGGCGACCCCAGGTGCTCCAAGCGGAATGATTGGTGAGTTCTTCATCAGTTATAAGGTTCGTCTTCGCACGCCTAATGGTGGTCAAGCAAAAGGTGGTCATGGTGTTGTAGTGGGTGCGACCTTGGCCGCGCCACTTGGCACATCAATTACGTACAATGACGCCAGCACAATTAATGTACAATGGTCTTCTGGAACTAAGTTTTTCTTTAAAACTCCTGGAACCTACATGTTGACTATGTATTACGTTGGGACAACGATTACTGCTGCTGGGTCTATTGCTGCTGATGATGCTGTCAATGTGTGCAATAATTGGCAAAATGCATTCACTGCCACCAATCTTGTGATGTCGTTTGAAATAATTGCTGCCACTAGTGGCACTTTCACCATCACTCCACCAACTGCTGCGACCATTACTGCGAACGAACTTGTCGTGACGGACTGGGATGTCGACTTTGATATCTGAATGACTCGGTTAATGTTCACTAACAAGTAAGTAAAAAGAAGAAAATAATTAAATACCACACTGGTGTGTAGCGTAGTCGTAGGCTATTGTCAGGCGATTACCACACTAGGATGTGGGAGCTCAGTATCATCTGATGCTA